CAGTAGATACGTCGAGTTTGATCCGCCGGGTTACGACCTCCGACTTGATCTTGTTCCAGTACCCAAACCGGAGCAAGTCGATAGCAAAGAAGGAATCGTCGCCGGTTTCTTGGGCCGATTGCGCGCCTTTAACTATTAGCTTGGCGGTACCGCTGAATTGATCCGGCTGTTCGATGCCAACGATCGTTCCGCGAACAAGCAGCTTGGCAAACCCGCTCAGCTGGTCGGTAGCGGTTTCCGTAGCAGCAGCAACACCAACAACCGGCACCCAGAACGCGGTACCAGACGCCGCAAATACGTCTTGCCCAGTTTCGCCAACGGCCAGCGCACCAGAGACAAGGGTCAAGCCTGTGGCCGACAACGTGTCAGCGCCAAACTCAACGCCAGCTAAAGCTCCGGTTGTTACTACTAACCCGGCAGCTGCAAGCTGATCAGCTCCCGTCTCGGTAGTGGCAAAGACGCCGAGATTAGCCACAGACCCGACTGCAGACAAAGAATCCGCACCAACTTCTGTAACTGCCCACGATCCGGTGACAAGCACCAAGCCAGCAGCAGCCAGACTATCGGTTTGATCTGTTGCGGCAATAGATCCAGTGACAAGTACTGAACCAAGCGAAGCAAGCGCGTCTTGGCCTACTTCAGTAGCTCCGAAGCTACCAAACGTTAGTACGTTACCGAACGAAGCAAAAGAGTCGTCACCGAGCTCAATGCCATTGAATGTGCCGGATATCCCGGCCCCTGTACCACCGTTTGCTGCAAATATATCTGCAGCTTCGATAGCGGCTAAATTACCTGTGCGAGAGCCAGCTGGTACGCCGGAGTCTAGTAAGTGCTGCCCAGCGGTGCCGGTCAGCAGAGCAGACCGGGAAAGCAGCATCTGTCCGGCGGTTACCCCGGACTGTTTAATTGCTAATAGGTGCTGGGCAGCAGTCCCGCTTGGCAGGCCGGACAGAAAGACTAGCCGCTGGCCTGACGTACTCATGGGCGGCCCTTAGGGAAGCGTCTTATTCCAAACCGCGTCGGCGATCTCGTTAGCTGTTGCTTGCCCCGTGTTAACTACGATTGTGGCAGAAATCAGCCCATACATACTTCCGGCCGCGGTTAATGAGGCTGCAGCCGTAATGCTAGAAGATATGTTCTGCTGGGTCTGTACTGCGACACCAGTTGCGGACAACGTCGCAGTTCCTTCCGAGTCATTGCGGCTGCTCATGCCTCCCGCTTTGGGAGGCAGGCTCCACGAGCCACCGGCCAGATTTCCGACCGGCAGCCCGCTGGTAGGCAGAATCCCACCCTGGCCCGCCCACTGATTGCGCAGGGACGTGCGTCCGAACATCGTCCGGTCTTGCGCGTTACCCCCGCCGATCATCCGGCGAGGGTATTGCGCGTTCAGGGTGAGGTTCTGCTTGAGCATGGATCAGCCCCAACCGAACTCGAGCGAGCCGTAGAAGTTGGTCGAAGCGCCAGTAGCAGCACCAGCGAAGTACAGCCAGTTGAGCGCAGCGCCGTCACGGATCTGCGGCAGGCTCGGCAGCTGGTTCACGAGATCACGCTCGGCAGCGACCGAGACGGTCGTGAGCGGGATAAACGCCAGCGGCTTGCAGATCACGAGGGCCGCAAGAATGCTGGTGCCGGTGTGCGCCGTTGTGAACTGGACCGTCTGCACCGAGCGAATGCCGGCATCGCCGCCAGCCAGCGGCAGGAACGGGCCGTAGTTGTTGGCAGCCACGCCAGAGTGAGCGATCTTTGGAATGATCGTCAGCGCCGCAGAACCCGCCGAGAAGTTCGTAACCGCGCCAAGCGAGCGGCCCGTGTCCGTGCCGCCCGTGTCCTCGCGCGTGTAACTCATCGTCAGCACCGGAGTCGCTGCCGGTGTGCCTGAGACTGTCGTGTACGGCATAAATGCGCGCAGGCCCTTGCCGTCGGTGTACCGCGTCAGCGCGTTGGTGTTGACAAGCGTCTGCGCGGTCGTGACGCGGGTATCAATGCCCGGGTAATACAAGCAGTAATCAACAAGCATCAGCGCGCTTGGCACGCCCGTCGCCACCGCGGTCATGGCTGCCATGTTGAGCAGATGCTTCGTGTCGCTTGACACGTTGCCGCCGTGGTACAGCGTCCAGCCGAGCGTTTCGTCCGGCACTTGCGCATTGAGCGCGGTGCCCGAGTACGTGTTGGCAACCGGCAAGCCGGCGATCTGGGAAAGGTCGTACCAGTGGCCTGCCGTGTAGGCGGCGGCACCGGTCGTCTTCATCCAGTCGGCTCGATAGAACTTGCCGTTGTTTGTGATCTCGTTAACGAGATCGTCCATACTGCTAAAGCCCATGTTTCATCTCCATGTGAATTCCAATGCTGCACGCAGCGGGATCGCCGTACCGCCTTGCCCCGTGTTGTAGATCATGTTCAGATAGGCGCCGTTCTCAATCTTTGGCAACACGCCACCGCGTTGCGTGAACTGATCCATCTCGCAAGCGACGCCGGCCTCGCGCAACTGGATCTGTGCGACTCGCTTCATCAGCACAAACGACATGAAGCCGCCCGTTGCCGCATCAAACGTGACTGAATCAATCGAGCGGATACCGTAGTCGGAACCCTGCATCGGAATAAATGGAGAAACGCCGCCTGCTGTAAGTAAGTTGTTGCCGGCGTTAACCAAGACCCCTACCGCGCCCGCGGCAATCAGTGAGAAGGTCGATGTGCGGTTCGGCACGCCATCCTGGTTTGTGTACTTGACGGTCACGTTGGCGTTTGCCGCCATTGGCGCCGTACACACAACCATGCACTCGACGCCTTTGCCGTTGCTGCGCGGCAGCGTCTCGGTGTTGTCCATTACTTGCTCGGCAGACTCGTCGCCGTCGATGAACGGGTATTGCAGCAGGTAGTCGCACAGCAAGAAGTACGCTGGAACCAGATTCACGCTGCCGCTTTGGATGAAGAAATTAGTCAGGTGCTTTGTCTGCCCCGCGGGCGGCGTTGGCCCGCAGTAAATCCCGTCGTTGCCTGCGCCCACAAACGGCGTTGCAGTAAGCGGAGCGCCGCCATAGGCATTGAACTTCGGCGTGCCCGCGCCCATGGACAAGTCCATCCAACGGCCGGTCGTGGAGGTCGGCCCCGTGGTCTTGTGTACCCATGAAAGCCAGCTCTGCCCATCGTTGTCGATGGACTGAGCAAGCTGGCGGACATTCTTAAAGCCCATCTGTTTCTTCGTCCTCTTGGTTCAAATGGACTGGAATCGCGTCTGGGTGGTCCGGGCAATGCTCACCGTCCTCAAGCAGACGAAGGCAGTGCTGGCATTGCTGCACGACATCAGTCCTCCGAGATATCCAGCGCGCCAGCAGAGAAGAGCGGCTGAATACCAAGGGAAATAGACAGCGGCGAAGCAAGCGCGCCCTTGTAGAGCACCTTTCCTGCACCTGTAGAGTCCGTACCAACAGCCACATGAGACGCCGTTGCTGTACCGCCGGTGCATTGCGGGAAAGTAATGGTCGACGCGTTCGTTACGTCAGAACCAGTGACTGTCCAGCCACCGTTGGTGCGCGCGACAGCGACTCGAGCGTAACCAGTGTACACCACTTCGCTAGACGTCTGGTCTGCGGCTTCGCCAGGATCGGCGCTATGCAGGCTGACGTAGAGGTTCGTGACCGGGCTCGACGCAGCGTTATCAGCAAGATTAGCAATCGCCGTTGCGTTGAAGATCAGCTTGAGCAGATCGTTTTCAAATGTGTTTGCCTTTGACATATCCGTGCCTCAAGCGTGGGTGATGGTGGCGGAGTTGATCGTCACCGACTGCCCGGCCGTGATGCTTACGCTATCGAGCACGATGTCGGTACCCGACGTGCCAACGGTCAGGCCCGTGATGACATCTGTTCCGCCAGAAGCGGTGCGAATGCGCGCGGCGGCTGCGGTGCCAGAGGCATCGGCCGACGAGTCAGTGCGCGGGAAGCCGGAGAACGTCAGCACGCCGCCAGCCGATGTGCCGGCAGGGTTGCCAAGAGCGATCGTGGCAAGCACGCTGGCCATGCCCGCCGTTCCGATTTCGAGAACGCCGGCTGATCCAATGGCAGTGACAACGGCATCGAGCCGGGCGTTCTTGACTGCCGTGGTGTAGTTGACTGCCATCTCGTGTTACTCCTCGTCACTCGGTTGGGTTACAGCGCCAATCGCGCGTCCGTCTTTGTCCTCGATAATCTTCGTCTTCTTCGGCGTGCTCATGACCTTGGCAAGCGCCGCCTGAGTCTGGGCGAGCGTGGCAAGAACCTGCGCCATGGCGGGGTCTTCCTTCTCTTCCTTTTCTGCAGGTTCGGGCTTCTCTTCGGCCGTCTTGCGCACCATCTCCACTTCTGAACGAAGCACCTGCAGTTCTGCCTTGTGCTCGGTGTTCAGTTGGTCGATCGCCGCCTTGTGCTCGACGCTCATCTGCTGGATCTGGCCAACAAGCGCCTGGATCTGGTCGGCAAACGGCTTGAGCGCGTCCATGCTGGCAGCCTTCGCGCGCTCGGCTTCGATCTTGGCGGCCGCATCGATGTTGGCCTTCTCGATGTCGGACTGGTACTTAGTCTGGATCTCGCGCTCGCGGTTGGCGAGCTGAGTCTTGAGCAACGTGATCTGCTCGTAGAGCGGCCTCATCTGCTGCTCGAACATGGACTGCATCTCGGCGGCTTCGCCACCGGCAGCCAGTCCGCCTTGGATCTGCTGCGCCTCGGCCATGAGCTTCTGCGCCTTGGCCGCGGTCTCTTGCATCTTGACCTGGCGCTCCTGGCGCAGCATCGCCATCTCTTCCTGCTGCATCTGGGCCTGCGCTTGCGCGGCGGCCTCTTGCTGCTCGGGAGACTGGATGCCGATGGCAGACCGGAGGCGGTCGGCAATCTGGTGGCGCTTCGGCAGATCCGTGGCTTCCACCACAAAGTCGATGACCTGTGCCTGAAGTTCGGGCGGCAGGGACTTCGTGACTTCGGTCAGCATCATGAACTGCTGCGTGCGGTAGGTCGGCGTGCTCGGGATGTCATCGAGGACAACCTTGGCGCGCACCTTCGACACGTCGTTGAGGATCGTCTGCTGGCCCGTCTCTTCGTCAACGGCCGGCGTGTTAAGCGGAATCACCTTGCGCTGCTTGCCCTGGCCAATGACCACGCGGGCCGGGCCCTGGGCAAGGTTCTGACGCACCAGGTCGAACAGCATTTCGCCGACGATGCGGCGGCTGTAGCGGTAGTTGTCGTTGATCTCGGCCAGCGTGTTGAGGCCCTGCTCGACCAGCGAGTTGATGGCGAGACCCGAGGTCGCGCCCGATTGCTGGCCCTGCATCGACTTGTGGATGCCCGAAGACTCGGCGATCTCGAGCTTGGCTTCCTGCATGACCTGGAACTGCTGCGCCACAAGTTCGGAGCCCGGTTCGACCTTGAACTGGCTCTGCGGTTTGCGGTTCGGGTTCAGGATGATGTAGGCATCCGGACGCGCCACTTCCTCGGCCGCCTTGCCGTGATCGACGATCGCATCGGCATCGACGATGACGCGGCGACTGTTGAGCGACCACAACATCTTCGACTTGCGCGCGTTGATCTCGTCCTGCGGAGAGATCATCGAGCGGACCAAGCCGTATGGGACGTTGGTCAGGTCTTCCCGGTAGCCGAAGAACGGAACGTACGGGAACATGCCGTGCTGATACGGGCTCGGCACGTCATAGAGGAAGTGGGGGCCGGTGTACCAGGCGAGGCGGACCTTTTGAAAGGTGGCCGAACGCACGGTCGCGTAACCGGAAACGATCGCCTCGGCATGACGGGGGTTGTCGAAATCGGGTTCGATGCGACGACCGTTGGGGAGGGTCATCAGGTATCCGCGCACCCACTTCCGATACCAGATCTCGTATAAACAGATCCGCTCGCGCTGGATGTCGCGCCAGTCGGCCGCCGAAAGACGGGTGTCGCGCTCGATTTCCCAGGACTGCACCAGTCGGGTGTCCTGCTCGAGCAGCGGATCGAAGTTGGCCCACCCGGAGGTGGTCATGCGGAAGAGGTCCGCGTACTGGGGCATCAGAGCAATCGCGTGCTCGAGGTCCACCCATCGGCGCCGGATCAGATACCGGGCGTCGGAAAGGTCGGGCTGTTCGGCCCGCCAGTCCCAGAAGATTTCCCGTCGGTGGATGTACTTCACCCGGTACGGGCAGCGAAACGGATCGTGTTCCTTGGCAACTTCGACCCATCCCAGGCCGGCCTTCAGCTGCGCGCCGTAGGCATCGGAGACGGCCCGATCGGCCCGGCTCTCGATCTCGGCGTGCTTCAGCTTGATCGACAGGGCCTCGGCCAGGTCGTCATCGCACACTTCGTCGTCTTCGGGCCGTACGCGCCAGTCGGTGCGCGTCTTGGCCTCCATGCCGAGAACGGTGTCGATCGTCGGCTTGATCAGGTTCGTGACGAGCGGCGGCTGCCCGCGCTCTTGCAGCGTGGTAACGGTCTCGTCGTTGAGTTGGTTGCCGTCGTAGTAATCAGCGGCACGATCGGCCTCACGGCGCCAGTGCGGCTGGTTCTTGATCTCCATGAGGAACATCTCGACATGCCGACGCTCAAGCGCGGTGTCTTTGAGTTCTTCCGGCAGATCGCGGTTTGTGGGCTCTTCGCTCACGACGACACCACGACGGGGCCGCACAGCGGGCGTTTCGTCCTCTATCGCGGCGCTGGTCAGTTGGATGTCGGCTACAGCCATGGCCTGTCCACTATGGTTTGGGTCATTCTGGTATCGAGATCCCTATTCGACTCACCCCGCGCGCCAATCAAACGAGCGACGCGGGTTGAGCATCGATTTGGAGGGATCTGGCGGCGTGATCGCAGCGCGGCGCATCGAGTAGGCGTAGCGCACGGCCGAGATCAAGTCGTCGCCGTCCTTCACGATCTTTCCGTCCTTGCGGTGGTAGAGACGAAACTCGTCCCACCAGTCGTTTAGGTGCGAGAAGACTTTGAACTTGCCGGCCTGCATGGCCGTGAGCATGGCCATCACGCCCGCCTCGACCGAGAAGCGCGACTGTTGAATGCCGCCCTCGGCCCCGGTCTCAGGCATCGAGGCTTTCTCGTGCAGCATGTTGACCCCGTGCTGGCGGTACAGCTCTGCGAGTTGAATGCCCGAGCCCTTTTCGGTTTGCAGACCGTCGTGCGGCCATGCAACGGGCAACCAGGCGCCGCGGGTAATGATCATCGGCGCGATGTCGCGCGGCGTACTTTCCCGGCGTTTGATCGCGTCGTAGACGTAGGTCGTGTCGGTCTCACGATCCCAGGCAAGCCAGGCGCAGGCGGTCGGGTGATCCCAACCGAAGTCGATTCCGACGATCTGCGGCCAGAAGTCCGGGATCGGGAACGGTTCGACGCGCAGTTCCGACTCGGCGATCGGAAACACTCGGCCCGAGCCCAGGATCGGAATACCCTTCGCGCGCGCCTCGCGTTCGTGCGCCGGGTAACTGGCGATGATCTTGGCCCGTTCCTCCGGCGTGTAGTGATCCACGTCGTCGATGGTCATGTTGATGTCGGCGCGTTCCGGGGTTGCGTCCTGCAGGAACATGCGAACGACATCCGACATGCCAAGCAACGGGGTGAAGGTGATCCAGACGATCCCCTTCGTTGCGTTGGTGCGCGTCAGAACTTCGGTGTAGATGTCAGCGGGCGGCTCTTCGTCGAGCGCAGCGAAGTCGATCGTCTCGCCCTGCAGTTTCGAGCGCCCCTTCTCGTAACTCTTGAAGTACAGGCGCGACAAGCCGCCCGAGACGTGCTTGACAGTCACCATGTCGATGCTGTCGGCAATGCCCTGGGCTCGTTTCGGATCGCCGACCATGGTCCGTTTCGGAATGGTCCCCGTACCCCACTCCCCGGGGCGTCCCATGACCAGGCGTTGCAGGGTGTCGCGGGTCGATTCCATCGACTCGCCAAGCGCCCATCCGGTTACGGCGCGGTTCCAGCGTTTGCCTTCCCACCACTCAGGATAGAGGCCCGTCAGGTGGTAGGCCGTCTCGTACGCCGAGCTCCAGGTCTTCCCAAGCTGGTTCCCCGCTCGGAACAATCTCTCCCGATGCGTCATCCCCTTCGAGTGAAACAACTTCTGCTTCTCGTAGGGCTTGTATCTCGAGAGTTTGTCCTGCTCCTGCCGCTTGTTGATCTCTTGCAATACGCGCAAGTACGCCTGTCTTGGCGGCAAGCTCTTCAGCGATTCGGGCAAGGTCGTCGTCGGAGAGGTGTTCATAGGCATCATCCAGCGCGTTCTTTCCACCGTCGAACATGTTTAGCGTCTTGCCGAGCAGTTCGAGCGCGCGTGTCGCGCCTATCGAGTCGAACTTGTACTCTCCGGTAGGAGTTCCCTTCTTGTCAGTGACTTCCTCGGCTTGCATACACCGGTCGGCCACCGTCATCAGGCGTGATATGACCCATTGACGGTCCAATCCGGTCTTCAGAATGGCGTTTTTGGACGCCATCTTGGAGAGTTCTTGAATGCGCGCGCTGATTTGCGGGTTCTCGCGCTCCCATCGTTTCAAGGTCTTCTCGGAGACCTCCGATCCGCACGCGGTTCGGGCCTCGCGCATGGTCATTCCCATGGCCCGCGCGCGGCAATACGCCTCCTGAGTGAGCGTCAGCCCCTCCTCAGTGAAGGTGGCGATGTCTCGGTGCTGTGGTTGGCCCTTTTGCGGGTTCGTCATTTGGTGATCAAGGCAAATACGGCGATCGCAACCAAGCCGACGATGCCGACAACTGCCGTGATCACCCAGTTCTTGACGATTTTCAGGACCGGCATCTCGAGTTCGACGTGCTTGAGGCGCATATCCACCTTCTCGATGGTGTCGAAGGCTCGATCGAGCGATTCTCGGGTGTCGATGTGGCGCTGCTCGAGTGTCGTCAGACGTTGTAGGTTCTCGGACACGACACGCAACGTCTCTTCAATCATAGTGAGGCGGTAATGCGTCAGATCATGGCCGCTTTCTTTCGTTTCGATGCTCATTTCCGGGAACCTCTGTGCTGCTCCAACTCACCCGCCAACTGCTGACGAGCCTTTACGGCTTCGATGAGTGCGTCAAAGCGCGCCTTGCACGCTCGACCCCACTCGACAGAATCAACAAGAGCACGCGCCAGGTCGTACTGATCAGCTTGGACGAGGCGAGCAGCCACTCTTTCAGGGCACTTTTCAAGGTATTCATCGGGCACCTTCGGGGTCGAGACTACGATTGATGGCGTCGCGCAGCCCGTCAGGCAGGCGACAGTCAGGAGAAGCAGGGCGCGCATTGCGAAGTTCCTCGATTTGGGCTTGGAGGCTGGCCTTGTCGGCCTTCAACTTGGTGACGGTCGCTTGCAGACGGTTCGTTGTCGCCGAGTCCGAAGCATTGGCGGCAGCCTGCGAGCCAGTGGAGATGGCCGTTGTCGTGGCCTCCCGTTTGGCTTCCGCAATCTTGCAAGCGGTTGAAGCGCGTCGATGACCCTCGAGGTAGCCAAGACCTGCCGATGCCAAAATGGCCATGGCAAGGATCAGCCAAACACGAGGGTCGAGGGCGGCGAGCATGGATGTTGGCCTTTCGCGTGGTTGTTACTTGTGGGGAATAGGCGTCGTGGTGATGGCGCGCAGCGCCAGGTTGGCCACACTGCCCACGAGCAAAATCGCCGCGGCGACTTCTTGGCCCCAGAGCGCCGTCATGTGCCCGCCCATCAGCTCGAGCCCGCCCAAAATGGCGAGCAAGACGTTCCAGTAAACCGTCTTCGATTTGGCGGCTCCGCGGAGCCAGTCACGGAACGTAATCGGGGATTCGTGCGTCATCGGTGTATCTCCGGAGGGTGTGAGCGAGCGCGACACAGCAGGCCATCCGGTACATCTGAATGTCCTCGGCGTGGTAGATGAACTCGGGCTCGATGATCAGCGACGTACAAGCCGTCGCCTTGAGGAAATGCAGCGGGCCCTTGGACGGGTCCGCCTGGTAGAAGCCCGGTTTCACACCGCGGCTTGGACGGAAGAACTTGGCGAGCTCGTCCTGGATGTGATACGCGATCGTCTGACCGCGGGTTGAGCCTGGGAAGAACAGCGTTTCAGATCCGCGCGCGGTCGGTGTCGCGGCGTTGAAGTGGATCTCAATGGCGAGGTCTTGGTGTTTGGCGGTCTGGTTGATCCACGCCACTTTGCGATTCAGGTCGCCGGTCGGAACCACTTTGGCTGATGGCAACATTGCCGAGAGCAGTCGGACCCATTCCTTCGCTTCGGTGTGTTCGACAAAGCCCTTCCAAGCCGCACCGGGTGCGGCGGGATGGTGGCCTGCGGATAGGTAGAGCACTTAGAAGCCCCTCTCGCTGGCCCGATGCGGCTTGTTTGTCGGTTGGTTCATGGGCGGATTGTTTGTTGGGCCGCGTTATTCGACTGGGGTCGCCTCGCGCGAACGCGCGGGGGGATGGGCCTAAAAAATATGCCGCCCCCACCCGCCGATCTCGATGCCCCCCCCTGACCCCCGGCCCCCACCGCGTCACCAGTCCCCACCCCGCCCCCTGACTCGCCTGCGCTCGGCCTCGTCGGCCTCCTCGCGCGTCTGTCTGCGCCAGGTCGCACCCGACTTGCGTCCGATCCGGGTCACACGCTCCATCAGGTAGAGCGCATTGAGCGCGTCGGCGATCTGTTTGCGGGTGAGACCGTGCAGATAGCCGGCCAGTTGGCGTCCGGATTGTGGCTCATCGGTCAATGCGTGCAGCACGCGGGCACGGATGCCCTCGCCCTCGAAGAACGGATCGAACCCAAGGTCAGGCAGTTGCATCACTCCACCTCCGGCAGAGCGCCCTCTGCCACGCCAAAGAACCGCAGCACCTCCGATCGCGCCTCGCTGGCCGACCGGCACACGACGCACGTCCAGCCGCACGCCTCGAACCGGGCAAGCCATTCGGATTGCTCGTCGGACACGCGGCCCACGTCGGACTTCATCTCGATGGCGAGCCCGCCGTTGGGCATGGGAATCACCAGATCCGGCCAGCCACGCTTGACGCCAAGCGCGGTCATCTGCGCTCCGGTGAAGGCGGATCGCTGGCCGCCGTTGGGTGAGTGGTGCATCCAGCGAAGGTCTGGCATGACTGCCCGCACCTCGCGCTTGTGCGTCCACTTCACGAACCGTGCTTGCTCCCGTTCTTCTGACCGCTGCATGGACGTCGAATTTAGCGCCGCTCAACTCTGAGCGCAAGGTTGATCCGTGAGCATGTGAGGACATGGGAGGAAGGGGACAGCGACCACGGCCCACTTCCGGGCCCTCAGCCCACTGATCTAGTCCACCCAATCACCCCGATTCGACCCGTTTCCCAAAATTCCCAACACTTCCCAAGCCTTGGGAATCACTTTTCGACCCTCTTTTTCCTTGCCGCTCAGACACTTACCTGTCAATTCGACCGTCGATTCCCCAAATTCCCAACTTCCCGGGTTCCCGAGGTTAAGAGGGGTGAGGTTGTGGATAAGTCTAGGAAAGGGGGGAGGGCTGGGAACTTGGGAAATGAGAGAGAAAAGATATAAAAAATAATAATACTTATATATATATATCAACTACTTACATACACACAGGATAGTCGAATAGTGATTCCCAACGTTTGGGAACTTTTGGGAACTTGGGGAACTGGTGGCCGGCACTATCCGCCTCGTGGTCGAGCACGAAGAAAGTGTTTGACGCCCGTTGACCGGTAGAAAAAGATCGCCACCGGATCGAGCGTTGCTCGATACCGACCGACCGACCCAACCAAGAGGAACCGACCATGACCGACCAACCGATCATCGCCTTCAACACCGGACGCCACTACACCGACCGAGGCCAGCGCATCGCCGCGACACGGCTCGCCTCTGGCCGCGTCCTGTTCGTCGATTACGACCGCGACCTTGATTACGTCACGGTCGAGCCAGTGCCACTGACTCGACAGGCCGTCATGTGCTGCTACGACGCCAACGACACCGAATCCAGTTACAGCGCGATCCCGGACTACGCGGAGCGCACTCGCCTGATCGAGACCCTTGAGCGCGTCGCCGCTGCCCTCTGACCGACCGAACCAACCGCAACACAGGAAGTACCGCATGACCCGCAAGACCCGATCCGTCCGATCCGAAGCCCCGGCCCTCTACGCCGTCCAGCCCACCACCCGGCCCGCCGCCATCGACGAGGACGCCACCATCGCCCTCGCCAAGCAGTACCTCTGGGCCCGCCTCAAGCAACCGGGCACGGCCTTGACCAGCCCGCAAGCCCTCCGCGATTACGTCAACCTCACGCTGGCCGACAGACCGCACGAAGTGTTCTGCATCGCTTACCTCGACAACCGCCACCGCGTCATCGCCTTCGACGAACTGTTCCGCGGCACCATCGACGGCGCGAGCGTGCATCCTCGAGAGGTTGTGAAGGCAACGCTGGCCCACAACGCCGCCGCAATCGTGCTGGTTCACAACCATCCGAGCGGAGTGCCCGAGCCAAGCCGCGCCGACGAATTCATCACCAGCCGACTCAAAGACGCGCTGGCCCTGATCGATGTTCGTGTGCTTGACCACCTGATAGTCGCGGGACGCGAAACCGTTTCCTTTGCCGTACGCGGTCTGATCTGATCGCAACCGACCCTCAACAAACCACAGGAACGAACGACATGACTACCAAACAACTGAACCTCAAAGACCCCGCGCAGCGCACCGAATACTGGGAGGAAGTTGCTGCCGCTCAACTGGTGAACCGCAAGATCACCGCCGTGCGCTACATGACGCAGGAGGAAGCCGACAACATGGGCTTCATCTCACGCTCCGTGGTAATCCAGTTGGATGACGGCAATCTTGTGTTCCCGGTCGCCGATGACGAAGGCAACGACGCTGGCGCCCTGTTCACGATGGACGCGAAGCACAACGTCCTGCCTGTCCTGTACTGACACCAACACCAACGATGGGGGCGCAAGCCCCCGGGAGACTCCAATGACCAACCGACCGACGCTCACGAACGACGAACTGATAACCGAACTGGCCGAAGCCCTCGAATGGGCGCTCAACCAGATCGAAGATGACCTTGACCCCGACCATCAGGCCGCTATGAAAGCCGCCCGTTGGACGCTGGCCCAAGCGGAGGCTCGCTCATGACCGCCACCAACCGACTGGTCACGACCGAATACGACTACGACCCCGCGACCGACTGCATGGTGATTACCGATCACTGGTTCGAGGACGGCGGTCGCACCGAACGATCCGAGACCCGCCGCGAGCCAGTGGCCGAAGCCGACGAGGACGACCTGCGGGACGCCATCGAGATGCTCGACTACGACCTGTTCGAGGCCATCGACGAGGACGACACAGCCGACGACCTCCGCATCTTCTTCCGATCCATGTTTGTTGAACTGATCGGCCAAGCATGGCTTGGTCACACCGAATCGCAGGAGACCGACCGATGAACCAGATGAACCTGAGCGCCCTGCGCGTAACCGTTTGCTTCGAGTTTGCGGGCGTGACAGATCCCGACTGCGACGCCGTGAGCGAGACGCTGGAACTGCTGAACGAGGACATTGAACTGGTGCGCCGCACCCACGACGCCGACGCCGCATGGATCGACGACGTGTCCATCGTGGCTGGCGGGCACGAGGTGGAGGCCCGCACCGCCGACTCCGACCTGAAGAAGGCCCTCGAACTGGCCCTGTACACGCTCAACATGAAGCCGCGATTCAACGTGCCCGGAGCGCCGAACGGGTTGCGTGACAGTTATCAGGTCTGCGCGGCAATCGAGCGTGTGCTGCGCGCCGAAAGCGGCAAGGCCACGCCAGCGGAGGTGATGCCGTGAGCCAGCAACACACACCCGCCCCGTGGACGGCCGATGGCTACCACAACGAATACTACGCATCTATTTCGGTCAAGGCCGGAGGCCGCGGCGTATGCGCCATCAGTAGCGCCATCAAACGCCCCGGCGCGGAGAGCGCCGCCAACGCCCGCTTGATCGCAGCAGCTCCCGATCTTTTGGCTGCGCTTGAGGAATTGCTACCGGCGGCCGCCCGTAGCATTCAAGGCACAACCGACGGTGAGCCAATTTTGCAAGCCGCCCGCGCCGCCCTCGCCAAAGCCACAGGAGACAAGCCATGACCAACTACGGCTGCGGTCGCTACATCGACGTGTATGCGACCAACAAGGACTCGCACACCTACTCGGTTTACCGGCTGCGCTGCGGGGCCACCGGCCCGGACGGCGCCATCGAGCAGTGCATCGAGTGTGAGCAGGATCGCCCGATCCCCGAGCACGGCCACCCGCGCGCAAAGGCCGAAGGAGGTAGCCCATGAGCGGCTTCCTGATCATCGGCCCGAACCGCTGGCCCGCAGATTCGTTCGCAACCGCCTCGAAACTGTACGAGACGCTGCGCGACGAGTACCACGAGGCCACGGCAGACGTTCGAGCGGCCCCACCCTTCACCTCGGCCACCCTCACCCTCTACGGTCGCCACTACAGGCTCTACGGCAACGGCAGAGTGTGGGATGGCGACCGTCTTGTTTACGATCCACCACAGATGGAGTTATTCGCATGAGTCAGACAGATTTGATTCCCCTTCCCCACGGCCGCGAGGACGGCGCTCGCCCTCGATGGGAGTGCCCGGAGTGCGGCAGTACCAACGTGCAGATCGCGAAAGCCACTTGGTATCGGGAGACCGCCAATGGGCTGACGTTAGTGGATGCGGACACCGTATCGCAGCCGCTCTTCTGGTACTGCGACGACTGCCGCAGCATGGACGGCCGCCCCATCGACCGCTTTGCGGAGGGCGCATGACCGAGGCCATCCTCACCGCCCTCGCAGCCATCGCGTCCGTGGCCGTGCCGATCGCCTTCTGGCGTCGGCCGCGCGGGCCGCGCGTCACCACCAGGGCGAGTTTCAAACCCACCGAGCGCGAGGCGGATTACCTCGAAACCAAGCGCCGCGAGGCAATCGACGCAGCCGGCGAGAAGTGGCTGCTGCACCCGAGTAACGAAGTCAAAAAGAAGGAGGGCCGCCGTGGCCGCTAACAGTCTGGTTCTGATCGAAGCGAATGGATCGACGTTTTCACTTGACGAGTACGCCACCGTTGAGGAGGCTGTACTCAAGTTCTGCGAGGCCCTGACGGCTGCCGGGTACGAGGAAGCGAACCTCGATCCCTACGTCAGGCTCGCGCGGAACATCGGTTCGTATGCCGGAAATTGACCGGTTGTGCGTGGTCTGCGACACGGAACACCCCGGTCGGTGCTACCACCTTCGCAAGAGGGTGTCCGACCGGGAGTGGCCCGAGTTCAGATCCCGCGCGCTGGTGAGTTGGTGGATTCGAGAGTTGTCACACGCGGTTGATACCGCGAGGAGGAAGTTGCATGAGTAGCATTATCGACGCGATTGATTCCGGGATCGGAGAGATCCTGTCCAACATTCCATGGGACGGGGTGATGATTCTGTTCGGGCTCTGGCTGGCCTACAAGTGGGGCGCCCAGAACGAGCGGATGAACTGGACGCTCAACATGAAGCGCGAGATCGAGCGCGAGAAGGAGATCCAGTCCGAGTGGACGAAGCAGCATCGGTGGCGCGTATGAGCGTCGGAGGAATGCCGCCGCCGACGCTGCGGCAATTGTTGTTCGTGTTGCTACTGTTGGCCGGTGTGATTGGAGTGCCGGTCGGCTTGATCATTTGGTTGGCCGTGACGGTTATGGAATGGCTGCGATGAAACTCTATGACGTACCGCGCAACAGCCGCGTCGAACTCGTGTCCGGCAAGCAGCTGAACTTCGAGCGCATCGACGGGATGTATTCGTACTGCACCGACGACGAGGGCAAAGTCTGGCACATTCCCGCGACGACTGAGGTGTTGTTGCTGCCCAAGCAGGAGCAGCCGCGATGACCCGCGATGACATTATCCGAATGGCGCGAGAGGCTGGATTTGTGTGTTCACGCAGTGAATCGGTGTTGGGGGAGATGCTTGCCAACTTCGCCGCCCTCGTTGCCGCAGCAGAGCAGAGGCCCATCAGCGATGTGACAGAAGCCGTGACCAAGACGGTGATCGAAGTCGAGAAGTTGCTGTGTGAAAAGATTGGCAGGCAGTGGCAACCATCGGGCATGTCGATTCAGACGCTGGTGGACGAGTTAGCCGCCCTCGTTGCCGCAGCAGAGCGGGAGGCGTGTGCGAAGGTGTGTGATGAATTACGCGACGAAGATGGATTTGAGCCGTATGGAACTGAATGCGCCGCCGCGATTCGGGCGAGGGGTGAGGCATGACCAACGACGACATCATCAAACTGGCGCTAGAGGCAGGATTTTGCAAAGACTCTAACGGCATATATTTTCGCCACGCCGTCACGCCAGATAGCGATTTGCTTCCTTCGCTTGAACGCTTCGCCGCCCTCGTTGCCGCAGCAGAGCGAGAGAAATTTATTGATTACCCTAAAGGTGAAGTTTGTGGCCCGTGTATTTGCGGAAGTTGGCCGGGAGGCGATTGTTTACGTTGCCCGCCTACGGAAGAGT